AACAGTAGTAGATAAAATTGAGACTTTAGAAAACGGTACTATCCAAGTACGCACAGCAACACGAGTATTAGAAGATGGTGCTGTATTATCATCAGTATTCCACAGACACGTACTTAACCCTGGTCAAGACTTAACAGACCAAGACTCTAAGGTATCTGCTATTGCTACTGCGGTGTGGACACCAGAAGTAATAGCAGCTTATCAAGCATTCCAACAGGAGCAAGCAGCATGACAATCTTAATCAACAACCTCGAACGCAACCTACCCGACAATGGTGTGACTATCGTTCACTACTCCATAGCCCTAGAGCAAGACGGTATCTCTAAGCGTAACAATGGAACCATCAACTTCACCCCTGACTCAGAAGCAGAAGGTTATACACCTTTTGATGATCTGACAGAGACACAGGTGGCTGGATGGGTAGAGGCAGAGCTTGATATACCAGCTATTGAAGCAAGTCTACAGGCTAAGATTGATGAAGATCTAACCCCCACTAAGGCAAGTGGTATGCCTTGGTCTGTTGAGTAACTAATTTTTAACCACAAAAGGAAATAGCAAAATGGGAAAACATGAAAACAACCCTAAGACTATCACTATCAATGATATTGAGTACAACATAGAAGAGCTATCCCCAGAGGTAGTGCAGTGCGTGAACCATGTATCAGATCTGAATAACAAGATTGAACGATCTAAGTTCAACCTCTCACAACTTGAAGGTGGCAAGGCTTTCTGGAGTTCGGAACTGAATAAGCAGATCAAGATTATGGACGCATTGACTGAAGAAGTAGAAGAGGCTGCATAGCATGGCCGCTCTCAAGACCGCAAAGAAGTGGATGCCTTGGAATGCTTGATATAGTTATTCATGATTCAGATCATCCAACAGTCGAAGGTGACTGGGGGTGGTCTAGTTATGATACAAAAGAGATATGGGTTAAGAAAGATTTACCTAATTTAGTTAAAGCGCATGTAACAATGCACGAGCTTTACCACGTTAGAGATCCTATCTTTGATGGGTACTGGAAAAGAGAACTGAGGGCTAATATTTATGCGTTCTCTGCAGCACCTATAGGTGGGGTACTATCATTGATACTATCATTATTTACTTCATATCGTAGAAAGTTTTATTTCAACTTGTTTAAGGCTAAAAAGTGATGTCAAAAGAAGAACCGCAGCGTAGAGCCACAGACGGTCAGTGGCACCTAGATAAAAATATATCGGTAGGACATATGATTTCAACACTAGCTTTCATTGTTACTGGTTTTGCCTATGTCAGCGCTATTGACACTAAAGTAGAAAAGCAAGAAGTTGAGATACAAGCATTAAAAAATAATATGAGTAATGAAAGAGCTGATACTAGACGTGTATTAGATCAGCTAAGAGACGATATGAAAGGTATAAGTGTTAAACTAGATAAACTCATTAATAGAGCTTTAATTAGCCATAGTAAAAAATAAGGTATACTACTATGATACAAGCATTGATAGGGCCAGTTAGTGATCTGATCGGTAAGTTTGTTGAAGACAAAGATAAGAAGAATGAGCTTGCACACAGTATTGCCACAATGGCTGAGAACCATGCGCAAGAGATCGCCTTGGCTCAGATTGCGACTAACCAGGCTGAAGCAAAGAGTGGCAGTCTGTTTGTTGGTGGATGGCGGCCCGCAGTGGGTTGGGTTTGCGTGTCTGCATTTGCTTACCATTATGTTATTCAGCCAATACTTATGTTTGTTCTACTTGCTACTGGAGTTGTACTACCCGAGCTGCCTCAACTAAATCTAGGTGAGATGATGCCGGTACTGCTTGGAATGCTCGGTCTTGGCGGTATGCGTACTATTGAGAAGTACAAGAGAGTGCATCGACCATGATTCATATACCTCACCTAAGGAGCATGATCATTAGACCTTCACTGATGAGACTAGGTATGTGGAGTGAAGATGCAGAAGAGCTACTATTAGGTACAGCTATTCAAGAGTCTAAGGGCGGCACGTACTTTAAGCAGTTAGATGGTCCTGCGCTAGGCATATTTCAGATAGAGCAAGCTACGCATAAAGATATCTGGGATAGCTATTTAGACTACAACTTAGACATAGCTAGAAAAGTCTCTCCTATAGGAATGAAAGATAAAGCTAACTTAGTTACTGATCTTAAGTATGCTACTATGATAGCACGGTTAGTTTATTCAAGAAGACCTGAACCATTACCCAAAGCAACTGACTTAGAAGGGTTAGCCGCGTATTGGAAAACTTACTATAATACTAAACTAGGTAAGGGTACAGAAGAAGAGTTTATTTTCAACTACAACAAAGCTTTAGGTAAATAAAATGGACGTGACAAGACCGCACAGTAGTTTATTCTTAACTCCAGAGTTAGAGATAGCTAGGTATAGATATGACAGAGTTAAGCCACTAAACAAGTTCGGTTACAACGCTGCCTACAACATGGTTCTAATAAAAGAGAAATAACGTGCAGATTAGTACATTTAATGGTGGATTAAACACCAGGATGGAACCTCATCTATTAGCTTTAAATGAGGCAGTAGAGTATTCTGACATTGATAGCTCTACTGGAGTATTAAAACCAGTAAATAAAAATACTAATATAGGTGAGGCTGTAGATCCTTACTTTTGGTACTTCAATTCTGCTTGGTTAAGTTCTGCTACTGCTAGAGAGTATGTAGAATACAAGGATAAACTATACTGGACAGAAGCTAGTGCTTCAGCTAAAGTTTATGATGGAACTAACACATATCAATTAGGTATAACTAAACCTGCAAGTGCACCTTCTGTAGCTACAGGAGCTGCTGGAGTTCTTACAGGTACTTATACTTATGTAGTTACTTTCTACGACGACTCAACCGGCGTAGAATCTCAACCTAGTGTTGCGTCTAGTTCAGTTGCTCCTGCTAGTCAGCAAGTAGATTTAACCAGTATTCCTACGTCTGCAGATCCTCAAGTGGATAAAGTAAGGATCTATCGTTTAGGCGGTACATTAACACAGTATACTCTAGTTACTACTATTAATGAAGGGACTACTACGTACTCAGATAACATAGCTGATACAGCAGTAGATGGTCATATCTTAGACTCACAGAACTACCATGAAGCTCCAACAGGACTAAGATATCTAGTAGAACATAATGGCGTATTATTTGGTGCTGTAGGTTCTAAGCTATACTTTACTCCTATCGCTACTCCATACGCTTGGGGTGAGCTTGATTTTATCGACTATGCGGCAGATATCACAGGTATTGGTTCCACCCCTACAGGTTTAGCTGTATTTACAGATTTGACTACTTATATAGTTACAGGATTAACCCCAACGGACTTTGAGAGTAATATTTTTGACGCTAATCAAGGTTGTGTTGAGCACGCCACTATAGCTACTTTAAAGGGTATGCTAATCTGGCTGTCTAATGATGGTTTATGCATTACTAGAGGTGGTCTAGTAGAAGTTATTTCTAGACCTAAATTAGGTAAGTTATCTGTAACACCACTTAATGCTACAGTACATGATGATGTATATTATCTAGCCCTAGCAGATAAGTTAATTGCATTTGATATAAGATTTGAGCCTTTGTATAAAGAGTTTACAGGTACTTTTAGTAGGGTAGGAGCATTTAACGATACTTTATACGCAGTTATCAGTGGCTATGTTAATACACTATTTACTTCAGCTAATCCTAAGACAATGACATGGAAGTCTCCTGAACTAACAGAAGGAGATATAGCTCAGACTAAAATATACAAGAATGTATACATACACATATCAGGTCAGTTGACGCTAGAGATTTTTATCGACGGTCTTTCAGTTAAATATACTAATTTAAATGGTAAAGGTGTTAAGGACATCAACATACCTCAACCAGCTGAAAGAGGTAGTACTATCCAGTTTAGGATAACAGGAGTAGGGCAAGTTAACTCTATTGAGTATAAAGTGTTAGGTAGACAAAATGGCAGATAAAGAAACTCTTGACAAAATTAAACAGTTAGAAGCTAGAATAGCTAAGTTGGAGGACAACTCTGATAGCAACGCTTTTGTAGTGGTTCCTGAAGTACCCATTGATGTCGCTAATAGTTTAAGCTTGCGTAGATTTCTATTAAACCAGGCAGATTACATCGCTTCATTAGTTAAAGCAAAGCGCATATAAGCTTATTTTATATGCTATAAAAGCAAAAATATGATATAATGTAGATATGGATTATTCAATAAAAGATATTAGTGAAGAGGAGTTTTTTCTCCTCGCTGCACTACACCATAAAATGGTGCTAAGCTCGCCTTTTTCTGTAGACTCTGTCATGGCTTCTACTGAAGCTTTATTAACAGTGATTAGGGCACCAGCTTCAATAAAGCAAGGTCTGTATGTCTACAATGCTGATACTAATTCGCATACTCTTGTAGGGTTTATGACAGGTTATGCAATGACGCAAGAAACGTACTTCTGGGCAGGACTGTATGTTGAGCCACGGTATAGATCAGGAGTTAAGTTGCTTATTGATCAAATAGAAGAACTAATTAAAGCACTAGGATTCAAAGCTATTGAAGCAGACGGAGTTACTTCCGAAGGTATAGCTATGATGGAACGATATGAATACACACCTAAGATGACAAGGTACAGAAAGGAGTTAGTATGGGCGGAATAGTTGATTCGATCTTTGGCAGTAATGATCCACCTCCTGCACCAGACTATGCAGGTGCAGCGCAAGTTTCTGGAGAGCACGCAGTAGAAGTAGCTGAAATACAACAAGAAACTGCTAGAGAACAGATAGCATCAGCTGAGCGTATTGCTGCAGCTAGTACTGCTACACAGCTAGAAGCTCTTACAGCTGCTCAAGCTATTGAAGAAAGGAACGTTGCTCTTGGCGAACGAGGTATTACAATCCAAGAAGAAGGTTTAGCTTTCCAACAACAGCAGTACGCAGACTGGGATGCTATTTATGGTAACCTCCAAGAAAACATTGGGGACTACTATAAACAGTTAGGACCAGAAAAGATTATATCGCAAGGTTTACAGTCGACTCAGCAAGCATTCCAGAAGAACCAGGCCGCATTGCGTAAGACACTAGAGCAACGAGGTTTGTCTGGCAGTGGTATTGAAGCGGCGGCTGAAACAGGTTTAGCAGGTCAAAAAGCTATAACTGAAGCAGGCATTAGAGCTACTGGTGAAGAACGAGCTATGGCACAGAAACAGCAATTCTTAGGTCTTGGTTTAGGTCAAGGCTCTGCTATGTTGGGTACAATTGCACAGCAACAAGGCACAGTCGGCTCAGCGTTTCAATCTGCAGGGCAACAAGCATTGCAAGCAGGCCAACTCACCCAAGGAGCCTTTGGTGGCGTAGCAGGTGCTCAGCTATCTGGAGGTCAGTTAGTTCAGCAAGGTTACGGTACACTAGGACAAGCGCAAGGTGGACTAGCAAATATTCATGGCAACTTAGCCGGTAGCTATATCTCTGGTGGTGCTAGTATTTATGGTGCACAAGCTGGATATCAAGGCGGAGGTCTAGGAGATCTATTAGGTACGCTTGGCGGCAGTTATGCAGGATCAGCTGCAGGTTCTGCACAAATAGCGTCCTTTTTTAGCTAGGAGAATAAAATGAGTTTCGGTAAAAGTTTCGCTAAAGCCTATGCTACGTCTGCTGCAAATACAGCTAAGACTGAAGAAGCTAAAGCTAAGCAGATAACAAGTAGGGCAGAGGCCAAAGTTAAACGTGATCAACTAGTACTTGATATGGCTAAAGCTGGTTACAGCATGGGTGCTGGAGGACAGTTAGAACGTTCACAAGTAGGAAGAGCACAAGATGAAGTGCTACTACAAGAGCTAGAATTTCAAAAGCAACAAAATGCAGCTACACGTAATAAGCTAGCTCTAGTTGATTCTGATCAAGCTATCATGGATTTTACACAGTCTGGAGATGCTACTGATCTACAGAATATGTTAAATAATAACGATACACTAAGACAGTTATGGTCTAGTCGTGGTGTACAGCAAGTATCAGCTATTGATTGGGAGCATGATAGAGCGCTGCTTAAAGAAGCAGGATTACCTCTATTTTGGGCAGATAGTCCTGAAGATCGTGAAGAAGCTGGTATGGATAACTACTGGTTTAAGATTTCAGATGGACAAAAGTGGTCTATTGGTTCTGTAGCTTCTATGACCAGAGATACTGGTGCATTAAAAAGACTATCTAGCACTAAGTCCAGTATCTTACAAGAGCGTTTAGATAGCACTAAAAAGAAGATGAACCAAGGGGCATTTGAACAGAAAGTAAACTTCATATATAAAAATACTCCTGAGAATGTACGAGGGGGATTAAATCCTCAAGAGACTAGGTATAACATTATTCAAGGTCTACTAAAGTCTAAAGATCCTGTATCTACTGCTTATGCGCAAAATGCAGCACTACGTGCAGAAGCTGAAGGGGTTTCTACAGATGAGATTATTCGTAGGGATGAGGCGCGTAAAACGCCTGAACCTGCAGTCAGTCCTAAAGTAAGAGATAAAGAGCAGCTTATAGAGTATGCTCAGTCTAGACTAGGTCTAGAAGGTCAAGCTGCCGTAGACTATGCAGAACAACAGACATCGCCTAGAGAGTATGTACCTTCTGATATTAAAGAACTAGACGCAGCAGAACAAGCTAGAACTAAAATGGTTGAAGACTTTGGAGGAGAGGATCAGTTCTTTGCTACTGATTTCAATGAACCAAAGAACTTCCGCAAGGCCATAGGTAATGTTGAGCGTATGGAGAAATTGGCAGGAGTTGAACTTAGCTCAGCTGATAAAAAGAGTATGCAAGATATCAACTCATTGTTATCTTTAGGTGAGCCTAGTGCTAAGCTAACTAGTAGAGAGACTGGCATTGTTGATAACTTCTTGAAAGGTATTAGAGAGTATATGACAGATAACGTGGAAGGTACAGAAGCTACTGCTTCATACAACACGTTTAGAAATAGTGTGCGTCATGCACTTTATGGTGCAGCGTTAACTCCTGCAGAGATTACCTCATTCAACCAAGCATTCGGTACATTAGGTCAGCAGTTAGGTCCAGTAATAACTAAGCTGCGTACTTCTGTAGGCCAGGTTAAGGCTAAGCTAGATACAATAGCTAGACTAGGTAACCCTTATACTGCTAAAGTTCGTCTTGGTGTCAGCCAAGAACGTGTAGATGAGATTATCGGTGCATTAGATCAGCGTTTAGACCTAATTGAGAATGCAAGTAAACCGATAAGTGAGCAAGTAAAACCTAGTGTTGACTTAGGATCTGATACTACTCCTTTTGACCAGTTACAGTGGATTAAATAATGGACACAAAGATTACCACCCTACAGGACACTCTTAAAATAGGTTATGAAGCTTATGAAGAATCTCGTGAAGAGGCACGTGAAGTCTGGAATATGTACCATAACAGACAGTATACAGATGAACAAATTGCGGTTCTAAAAAATCGTGGTCAACCCGTAGAGACTTTTAATGTCATTAAACTATTTGCTCGTATGCTTATAGGTTACTATTCTACTGTGCTTAACACCGTTAAAGTTAGCCCAGAACAGATGAATGATATCCCTACTGCGTCTGTGCTCAATGATCTAGTTAAGCATACTATGCGGGTTAATAACTTCGATACTGAAGGCGATAAGCTAAAGCTATCTGGTTTAGTCTCTGGTATTATGTGTAGCTATATCGATGTAGAAGACACAGGTGAAAAAGATGTCTTTGGTCGTAATATCAGACAGATCAGTATTAACCATGTACCTGATAGCGAGATTGTTCTAGATCCTCTAAGTCGTCTTGAGGACTACTCTGATGCGCGCTTCTTACATCGCTATCGCTGGTTGAGTGATGATCAAGTGGTTAAGCTCTTTGGTAAAGAAAAGCTAGAAGAGTTACTTGCTTATGAGAATCATTTAGGGCTAGACGAGTCTGAGTTCAGCGCCACATATAATGGTGAGTTCACAGGCCGTTATAAAGTCTTCGATAACTATCTTATAGTTCATACTGTTATCACAGACGATGAGGATAAGACTTGGTCTATCTTCTGGTCTGGTGACGTAGAACTAGAACGTAAAGAGATTACATATAAAGAAGTACGATTCCCTTATCGTGTGCAAAAACTACATACTTCAGACAATACTGAGCATTATGGAATCTTTAGAGAGGTAGTTGAGACTCAGAAAGCTATCAACCAAGCACTGATTAAAATACAGTTGATGGTTAATACACAGAAAGCTTTCATTGAAAATAATGCTGTAGAAGATATGGCAGAGTTTATCGATGCGTTCAACAGAGTTAATGCAGTAATACCGGTTAGAGATTTACAAGGTATTAAGATAGAGAATATGAATCAAGAGATCATTAACCAGTATGTGGTTATTGATAAAGCTCTAGATCGTATCCAGCGTATCTTAAGTATTAATGATAGTTTCTTAGGCATGGCTTATGCTTCTGATTCAGGTCGTAAGGTTAAACTACAGCAGAATGCAACAGTAGTAGCTTTACGTTATCTGACTAATCGTATTGACCAGTTTTACCAACTACTAGGTTGGGATATAGTTAATCTAATGAAGCAGTATTATACTGCATTCCAGGTTATCCGTATAGCTGACGAGATTTCTGGTGATCGTTGGGTTGCAGTAAATCAGCCTATGCAAATGCCTACAGGTCGTATTGGACCTAATGGACAGCCAGAGATGGAATTTGCTTTTGAGTTTGTAATTGATCCAGCTTCAGGTGAACGTGAGATCGATAGTGATGGTAACTATATAGTAGCTCCTATACCTGAAGAAAGCACTGAGATTGCATTCACAAATGTAGACATATCTGTAGAGTCTGTTAGCTATAATGATGAGGATGAAAAGACTCAGTTAATGTTAGAGTCTATTTTGGCTGGTCCTGTAGGTCAGATGTTAGCTCAAACTAATCCAGCAGGATTTATGCAAGCTGCTAGCTTAGGCCTAAGAACTATGAAGACTAAATATTCTCCTGAGATCTCTGGTATATTCGAGCAAACTGCTATGATGCTGTCTCAGAACCAACAAGCACAAATGCAGGCTATGCAGGGTGCTCAGGGTCTTGGGGGTCAACCTGGAAGTCAAGATCTTAAACTACCTCAGAATACTAACGAGGGTGCATAGCTATGGCTGGTACATTAGTTAAACACGGAGCAAAGGCACTTTCTAAACTTAGTGAAGTTCTTCAAGACTTACCAGAAGATTTCATAACAGCTACCTCTTCAGTATACAATGCATTAGTTAAGCGTGGTGTTAAGCCAGAAGAGCTAGAACACTCTGGTATGAAAGATGTGCTAGAAAGGGTGGCTAAAGACCCAAGAGGACTTAATAGACTAGGTAAGCACGAGCTAATAGGCATTGACAGTATGCGAAGCGATAAATTTGCTCGCACAGAACGTGATTTATTAAGCGCTGCAGAAGAGGGCCATTCTACTTATACCCAAATAACGTCTAAAGGGTTCGAGGACCCTTTAGAAGCAATAGAAGACTTTGGGTATTCTGAGAACCTTTATAGCTTTACCTCACCTAAAGCTGAGGGTTTTAGAGATCCTCACTTTACTGAAGCTACTCCTAGTGCGCAAAATTATTTGATGCATACTAGGACTACTCAAAGGCCTATTGGAGCTTCTGCGAAACAAAAGTATCCTTGGTCAGCTAAAGAAGAAGTAGGCGATACCCATGTAATTGAAGAGATACAGAGCTTTAGACATCAGAAAGGCTCGCAAGAAGGTTATCGTGTTGCAGAAGAGGTAAAAGAACTTCAAGTAATTCGGCAACAACTAAAAGGGTTCGATGCGGAGAGCAAGCGGCTCAAAGAGGAAAGCGACTTACTAAGTAAAGAAGTAGATAAAAATATAACAAACCCGGATATAGCGCTAAAGTTTTACGCTAAAGTGGACGAACGAACACGTTTATGGAAAGCGGCAAGTGATTGGGTAAGACGAGAAAATGAACTTATTAAGATGGCTCCCTCAGCACCGCTTAAAAAGAATTGGCTACGTAAAGCTATCGAGCAAGAGATATTAGTGGCTAAAGATAAAGGGCTCACCCAAATAGCAATACCTATTAAAGGACATCCTGGTTTAGTTAGAGGGGAAGGAGTGCAAAAGCATCAGTATGAAAGACAAGTGCCTAGTCTGTTTAAAAAAATCGCAAAAGAGACAGGCGCAGAATTTAAAGTGCTAGCTGCTACAGAACTTCCAAAACTTCCAAAGTCTCTTGACAATCCTGCAGAGCTACTGCGTGAAATGAAGGAACAGCGTAGGTTTAGAGACTTTCTTTCCAATGAGTACATTGCTAATAAAAAAGCTTCAACTTTAGAAGAAGCAGTAGAAGTTTTTCAGCAAGATCCTTATAACGCAGTAAAGATACAAGATTATAGGCAAGAATTAATAGAATCTTCTGGCACGCAATCCCAATATATTTTACCTCGCTTTGCGCTAGAGAAAAAAGTCGACTACGCTATATTAGACCCAACTAAGTCTAACTTGGATAGTTCTCGCTATGCTATACTAGATTTTTCTAAAGCTAAAACTGATTTTTATCGCTATGCTGTGCTAGGTGCCCCTACTAGCGCTGCCACCCAACAAGAAGAATTTCAATTTCCAGAATGGACTAAATAACCTCCGAGGTAATCGTAATGCCAGAAAATGCACCTTACAGTATAGATCAAATTAACCCTGATACTGTTATCCAAGCGTTAGATCAAGACATGAGCCCACAAGATATATCTGCGGGTTTAGTTCAAAAGTTTAACCTAGATCCTAATGAGACTAACCAGTTTATCTCTAGTATTATGACGCAAGAAATTGAGCGTCGTAAAAGTGTACAAGTAGCTGAACCTGAACCACAAGAGCCTTTTAGTATACAAGATACTGTGCAACGTGGGCAAGATATGGTACAACGTACTATGGGTGTATTCTTTGATGACGCACAGATACCAGAAGAAGGAGAAATGGATTTATCAGAATTTACTGCTACTGCTGATGCTTTAACTAGAGAAAGCATGGACATACCAACTATGATACGTGGTGGATTTTCTCCTGAAGCTATGGCTAAAGCTAGTAGTGACCAGACCAAGCTAAACATGGGTATTGCGGCCATAGCTCAGAAATATGGCTTGCCTGTGCAGTTTAATCCTGAGACTAATGAAGTAGGTCAGTTTACAGCCGAAGGAGCATTTGAACCTCTCGACGTAGACTTCTTTGATACAGTAGAAGCAGGTAAGTATGAACTTGGTGGAGCTATTGCTGGCGCTAGTCGGGGTGCGGCTATACCAGGTCCGCTCCCAATTAAAGCTGCTGGTGCTGCTGTATTTGGTGCCCTAGGTGCAGCGGCGGGTAGAGGAGCTGATATTAATGCTGCTGCTAAAGCATTGCAACAAGTAGATGATTTAAGCACAGCTAAAGTCTTTAACCAGATGAAACAAGCAGGTATTGATGATGCTACGTTTACTGCTATACTAGGTCCAGCATTTAACCTAGGTGCTAAAGGAGTTAGGAAAGCTTGGGACTTTGTTTCTGGTGGTGATAGCTCAGGTGCTCGTAGAGCATTAAAAGATATCATGGGTTTGGACCAGACTCAAGTAGATGAGATCGTTGAACTATTTGAGAAGCATACTACGGGCGATTTGCCTAAGTCTAAAGCCGCCCAGGAAATTGAAGCTATTGGTATGACACAGCCAGGTGGTGAAACATTTGCTGCACCTGCTATGGCTATTGATCCTACTGCTAGTGCACGAGTAGTTAGAAATATTTCAGACCGTGCTGAAAACTTGTTAGCTAGTTCTAAAGAGCTAAGCTCAACTAATGTAGCTACTGTACTTAAAGATGAGTTAGGTGCATATCAAGGTAAAGTTAAAAGCTTTTACGCTGCTACTAAGAATAAAGCAGTTGAAGAAGTACCATCTAGTTATCAGTTTGATTATGAAAACTTAGCTATTAGACCTTTACTTGATAAGATAGAAAGTAAGATAACTAATCCTACTGTTCTTGAGGCGTTTAAACTGCGTATAGCTAAAGCTCGACTACTAGGAACTAAAGCAGAAAAGACAGTAACTAAAAAAGGTACAGAGGTAGCTACTCCAGTTCGTCCGACTCCACTAGACGCAACAGGAGAGCGTATACTACCAGAAGGCACCGCTATTACTTTAGATGAGAACCTGAGGTCTTTTGAGAACTTGTTAGAACTACGCCAAACTATTAATAATTTTAAGTTTAATAAAAAGCTTAGTTCTGCAATAGATCGTGCTGGTATTGATCATGTGCTAAGTAAAATAGATAAAGAAATTTCTACTACTACTGGAAAGCATCTTACTAATGCCTCAGCTTGGAAGACGGCGTGGAAGAAAGCTAATGTTGAATATGCTAAGATGTTTGCATTAGAAGAGAATATTTTAGCTAAAGCTCTGCAGTCTAAAGGTATGGAGCCTAAGCAACTAGTTAAACAATTGTCGAATAAAATTACTTCTCCTGATGGTACTTTTATGCAGTTAATTTCTAAGCTGCCTCAAAAAGCTAGGGTTAATATGGAGGGGGCTGTATTAGATCATTTAACTAATAAGTTTACTGCGGGTTTAGAAGGACAGACGAGAGCAACTCATTTCCCTATGCTAGCTAAAGAACTAGATAGTATAGCATTCTCTACACCTGAAGCTCGTCAGCTTAAGCGAGCGGTTAAAGAAATGTCTGAGGTATGGCGTAATGACGTTAACTTAGCTAAAGCGTCTGGAAATATCTCAATCCCTAAGTTCCAAAGTTTCTTAACAGTTGATCCTGTAATGAGAGCAAAGTATGAATTTGCTAGTAGCATATTTAATGGGATTAAACGATTGGCTCCCACTCAAAAAGGTCGCGCATTAGCTCTAGTAACTAAAACAGGTAAGGTACTTGAGAATCCACTAAATGCCAAAGATATTAATTCTCTAGTTCAAAGCCTTGGAGAAGATCCAGCTATGGCAGATAAAATAAATGAGCTAGCTATTACTTATGCTAAGTTTGGGCAAAAAGATCTTGCTGCGCCTAAAGTTAAGATTTATCGAGCTGCCACAGATAGTACTAAGAAAGCTAAAACAACTGGTGAACTAGGTAAAGGGGTATACTATGGTACAGAACACAAGGCAGCTGCTGCACAGGCTAAAGGTAAGGAAGGCGTCAAGGTCGTTACTGAAGAAGTGCATCCCCATAGAATCGCCGATTCTGAAGCTATTAAACAAGTCACTGGACTAGAAGAAATAACTCCAGAGGCAATTCGTGGCATTCCTGGACTTGAGCAAAAGTTAGAAAATAAAGGATTTTTAGGATTTAATGTCGGAGATAAAGTCATTTTGTTCAAGTAGATCTTTTACTTCTTCTAGCGACCATACAACGTGTGCTTTGCCCCCAGCTTTATTAATTTCATTTACATGGTGAAGTTGTAAAGCTGAGGGTTTATTTTTACCTACTTTAACTTCTAAAGCAAGGAAAGTACCTAGTGGCGGTACGCATGCAATAATATCTGGTATGCCCGATCTATTAGTGCTGATAGTCTTGAAACAATATACTCCTTGCTTCTTAAGATAGTCTTGTATTTTCTTCTGTAATTGTTGTTCATTCATCCTAAGTCCTTGATTTATAAAGATTATTTGATTTTATCTGGTCTCCTGTATGGTCCGTGGTCGAATCCAAATATAGGCCCTGATAACCATATTAGATTCTAAATTAAACTCGATCACGGAGCACACAGGAGGTCGATATTCTTAGGTAACTAAGTCAAATCGAATACCTACGTATCTTGGCAAGAAAAGTGACCACTCTTTAGATACAGAGTCTTGAATAGTTGTATTGTATTTGACTTCTATATCTTTACCAATGTAAGAACTAGGTGACTGGTCTCTATCTTTATCAGTTAAGCCAGAACCTACACGAACTCTAACCTGTTTGCCATCTACTGTACCTTGGCAAATCAAAGCACCGATGCTTCCTTCGTACTTACCTGTTCCTTCTTGTACATCAATACATACTAGTTCTGTTGACTTTATCTCTTTCATTTTTATCCAATCTTTAGAACGCTTAAATGAATAAAGATGTGAACTAGACTTAAGAACTAGACCTTCGAAACCTTGAGAGAGCTTATCTGCATATAGCGCTTCTACTTGATTAATATTGTTTACTGGGGTAGTCTCGGCTAATTGAATGTAAGGGTTGTTAATCGTATTAATCAACTTTCTTACTAGATTAAATCTATACGTATATTCCCAAGTACACTTGGTTGACATAAAGTCAGCGTAGTCCATTGCATCAAATGCTGTAAACTTTAGTTTAGTCTCATCTATTTGTGTACCGTGCATAGCTGAATTAATCCAACCTGATACTTTAGTTCGATCTTCCATTTTACCTGATAGGCTAGTTATTTCACCATCAAGAATAAACCTAGCTTCCGAGAATGAACTCCTTACAAGATTCGCAAATTCAGGCAACCATACTATCTTACCACTTCGTGTTCTAAACTCTACCTTAGTTCCATCGACTAAACACACTAGACGTACACCGTCATATTTTAGCTGAGCTAAAGCAGGAAATTCAACTTTGTCTAATGGTACTTCTTTAGCTAATTGCACTTTAAACTGTGGAACTAAACCAGGAAAAACTTTATTAATAGTTGTAGCAGTTATACCACACTCTAGATCTTTACGTACAACTAACTTAATTAGGTCTCCAAAATCTGCTGCAAACTCTTGTATTTTATCGTATGCAGCCATCCCTGTTATTTGCCTGGTTCTTAGCACTTCTAATAATCCAAACATTAAATCCTCTGGTTCTTCTAACCAGTCCCAATCAATTTCACCTAGTTCTTTTTGATGATAAACAAAGTAAGGATTATACGCATAGGCTAGTACCAGCTTTTCCATTTTATTGGCTGAGTGCAGAATTAGCTCTTTCTCTATTCTACTGTTTGTTGCCTTTAACTTTTTTAGTAATTCCATTAGATTATATTCCTTTCAAATACACTGTCAACAAAGTTTTGTTTCTTTTCAGTAACAGTATTATATACTTGGTCTGATATAGCATCTTTAACTAGTATATAGTGTACTGTTATTGGATCGGTCCTATTTTTATTAGCTTGTCTAGCTCTCCTTTGGGTATGTCTAGCTGTTGAAAAATCTTGGCTATATATGACTAGATTACGAATATGCGATAAGTCAACACCTTCTGCAAAGCTAGTAGCTTGTAATATAACGGCTTTAGTAAATTGCTCTTTTAGCTTAACACCTTCACTGATATAGTTGTACATAATAACTAAGTCACTATGGTCACCCCAAATTGCTTTAATATAGTCGATCTTCTCTTCATTAGCTAATACTCGGTTTACACCATCTATCTTAGCTACACCACCTTCTAGCATATGCAAAGAGACTCGAAGCTTCATAACTGTATCAGCTACTAGGTCTAACTCTTCTAGAATACGATCTTTTTGCAGTCTATTATAGAGCTCTTTAGTTTTTTCACTTAATTGGATATAGTGTAAACTATCTACTGGTTCTTGCATAAAATCTAACTCTTTACGGGTTTTAGTAATAAATAAATGCTCGCAACAAAGCAATACTTCTGAGTTCTTTACTTTATTATACTGCTCTACTTGTCTGCTATTAAGCCAGATCGTATTGGGAAGCCCATAAGTTCTAAACCAGCTATAAGCATTAGAATACTTACGCCAAGGACTCCAAGTGCTAAGAGCAAACTGATGGTACAAAAGGTGAGGACCTTGTGCATAAGGCGTAGCCGATATATAAATAATAGGCTTCTCTTCAGTAAGGTTAGCAATGTCCTTCCATAGTTTAGAGACTTTAGGAAAGCCTGATATATAGTTATGTGATTCATCTAGTATTATTAAGTCAAATATTGAAGGGTCTAAAAACTTTTTAGCTTGGTGGTAATTAGTTACTGTGTATTGTTTCATATGAGGAAATGCATTTAATGTTTCTTGCCATCCTGCTAATGCCTTCTTTTTAGTTATAACTAATACTCTACTAACTGAAGATTTCTCGCATGCTAGTATAGCTGTTAATGTCTTTCCTGTACGCTCCTCCATAGCTAAATAAACTATGCCATGAGCCCTAAGTATTTCTAGGGCATCATGGCTTAGTTGCTCTTGATAGCTATATGGGACCATTACAGAACTGGTTTGTTCTGACAAGGTATCTCTCCTTTAGCATAGTCACATTCGTTAAAGAAAGCGCAATATTTAGGAGAGCACAAGTAGTACTTAGGATTCCCTCTAAATAGTAGTTCTAGTGGCACTGTATCTGTTGCGGCTAAAGCCATTACGCTAAGCATTTGATTAACTAAGAATTTAGCTTGGTCAATCTTAGGCTCCATTTCAAGGATATGTCCTTCTGGTACTTTCTTAAGTACTACACCTTGAATAAGACTATGCTCAATATTATAACCATGCTCCATAGCTAAATATTTATAGATAGACTGCTGTGTTGTATAGTTAGATACTACTGGTTTACGCTTAGAAGTTTTTACATCCGCGATAACGCTGTCAGTAAGATAGTCAATAGTACCACCAATAGCACTGATAATAGGATTTCCACTAATTTGCACCTCCAAAAATTTTTCAACTGCTTTAGGTATAGGAGTGAACGGAACAATGTCGTCAATAAAAGCATGCACACCTTGCACGATAGTACTTTGAGCAGTATTTGTGTCTTCACCTTGGTCATAGTATAGTTCATCTTGTTTGTCTATTTCAGTGAATTCTTCAATAGCTGCATCAACTAACCAATTCTTATTTGTGTCTACTGTCTGCTTAACTATAGCATCATTCCACATTACTTCTGCAGATTTATGAATAGCCGTACCGATAGCTGCTCGAGCACCAGGAATAGACGTACGACCTTCTAAGAAGACTTTAGCCCATTGTAATGGACAGTTAACAAAGTTATCTATCGATGAAGGACGAATACGAATATCTGTATTGTTAATTTTAATGTTCATTTAAACTCCAAAGTTTAATTAAATGCTTAGCTTGACTAGTAGCATCATCTAAAGCATTATGAGGCGTGCCCTCAAACTTATAATCCAACTCAGGGTAGCAAGACTTAGCTGTACGATAGCATCGGTCTTGCCAAAAATCCCATGGCTCAATTCCTACAGCTTGACATGCAGAAGCTAAGATAACATTATCAAAGTTACCTCCATTACCCCATATTGCTTCGATGTCACCAAAAGAGCTAAGCCAAGCCATAAAGTCTTGCAATACCATAGTTAAAGAATAAACAGGAACGAGATTGCTAGTAAATTCTTCTCTAGCTTCCTTACTTTGTTTCATCCACCATAGAATAGTCGAAGCATCAACAGTTAATCCTGCATCCATACATGACTGTAAGTCTATAACGCGATAAAAAGTATCTGGTGATATAGAAGATTTATCGAACTTGACTGCACCTATAGCTATGATAGCAGCATTACTACGTACTCCCATAGTTTCTACATCAATCATTACATTCATCTTAATCCTCCAGTTTGTCTTCAATTAGTTTAGCATAGCCAATAATGTCATGCCAGGAATCTTTATAGTTTGGATCTCCATTAACTATACGACTAATCTTGTGACAGATCATTTCAATGGACTCTTTTTGTCCATCAGTTAGGATATCCCAATTAACTCCTAATCGTGCAAAACGTTTCATGCCTTGCCCAACAAGACCATTTTGCTCTAGCGTACCATAACGAGAACCACGCTCTTTTAGCGTATTATCAATAGTTGGAACGGCTACGCCTTCTTCATGAAATGTTAGTGTTTCTCCCTCTTCAAAACTAATACGTTGGCTCATCCAGTTAGAACATTGCGCACAACTGTCACATTCTAAGTCTCTTTTTGCTTGTTTATCAAACCTACAAGTATCGCAAGTTACTAGTCCTACATCAGTCATTAGTTTCTCTCCTGTCTAAAATTTCTTGTAATACTGGTTCAGGTCGAATAAAACCTGCCCCTTTATCTATATTAGCTTTAACGTGTGAAGCAACTTTTTCTTCACTCTTACTTTCATTACTGTTGCATACTACTTTGAGCGCCTCTATGATTTGTTCACTACTTAAACCCATTTTCCACATAGCTCCGAAAGCTACATATACAAGATCTAATAAAGCATCAAGTTCATCTACCTCTTCTTTCGCATGATAAAACTCTAATAGTTCTTCCCTAAGAAGATTCATAGCTAGTTCTTTATTAAACTCTTGCTCATACCGCTTAGCATTCCACGTACATATTCTTTTTACTTCATCCATTATGCTTTTACCTCGAAACTAAGTTTAGGTCCATGCTTGTATTCACGGATATCTATCATGGTAGGTAGGAACTCTTCAATAGGCATCCCAGCTTCTGCAATTAGTTCGTACTTAGGTGGAAGCACTCTATAAAGTTTCTTACAAACGTCTAAGTAGTCCTTAACTGTATCCCAATGCTCTTCATAAATATGGGTATCACCAAAAACCATAGTTACTTTACCAGGTGTTAAGCCTACCTCATTGGCTATAAGAATATTCCATGTTGCAGCTAAGATAGCATCCGAAGGTATACCTACCATAGTATCAGCAGAACGTTGATACCAAATCATATTCAGCTTCCCATCAACAGATACATGCCACTGATACAAGATATGGCAACAAGGCAAACTAAGATCAGCGAGGTTTTCTGGATTCCAGCCAGTAACCAGCATTCTTCTATCGTTAGGATTATTTTTAAGGCTATCGCGAAGCATATCAAGCTGATTAGTCCCATTCCAATCTAACCAAGCGTTTCCATAGTCCAGTTTAAGTTGACCACTATCATCTGCCCATTGACCCCAATAATTACAACCGAATTTTTCAAAATCATCCACACAAGTAGGTCCTCGAAGCATAGCAGCTAGTTCACCTAATACACCCTTATAATACATCTGACGACCTGTCAATAAAGGAAAGTAACCTTTATCAAGTCCGCCAATTTCTAGAGTTGTTGCGAACATGGATTTAGTTCTGCCATTACGACCTTCTTTAACCTCTCCATGTCGCATGAGCCTTCCAACTAGTTCTTTATACTGATTTTCAAATGTCTTCACTTATATACTCCAATTTTGTCATAATTTTTTCAAACGTTTCATCTGAGTGCCAATAGTCATCTTCATGAGGACCAGTAGCAATAATACAACCACCTTTTGGGTGTGTCTTAATGCCTCTTATTCGTCTAACAACTATAGCTACAGATATACCCTTACATTGTGTTTCAAGTAACTGCATCATTTAACTCCTTTTCTATACGGTTGATAACTAAAGTTATGCTTCTTAGCACTAGATGGACCGCCAAAGATATAACGTAAAGGCTTCATCATAGCTAATTTAGCTAAACTAGCCAAGCTTCTGCTATCTCCTTTGTTCCGTTTGGTGTAGGTATGAACTATAGGATTAAGCCTAATACCACGATCTACAAGCATGTTCATTCGCATTATACCAGCTCCCATGGCATCTGACTTAGACCTGCGTGGCTTACTTTTACGCTTAGCTACTTAGCAGCTCTTAGCAGCTCTTATTGTACCCTTATTAAAGAATCTAAAAATCTTTCGCATGTGTCATTCCCTCTAGTTCATACTTATATAAGTAGTCTTTTTCAATACGGCCCCAGTTATAACCTACAAAGACTTCAATAGGCATGGGTAAATCTTTAATCTTAACTCCTTGAGTAGACGCAAACCAAGCTTTTTGCATGCATTCAGCAACGATCTTACTTGCCGCTTTCCATAGCTCTTCATCTTTAGGGCAGTCTAAGATATAACTATCATGAATAAAGTTAATAAGCTTAATTTCAGGGCTTAGTTCACGTAGTTTTGGCATCATATAGTGTAAAGCTAGTTTAGCCACTTCTGCACCAAATCCTTGGTTCTGGATATTAAGCTGATCCGTCATTAACTTAGCTACATATCTTCTGCCCATAGGAGTTGCCCAAGGTATTCCGTTACGCCAAGCACTAATGCCAGCTTCTTGCCATGCAGCAATAGCAGGCCAGAGATTAAGCCAGTTCTTTTTAAAGATCTTTAGCTTGTGTTCATCCCACCATAGCTCAGCTTGCTTTAAAAGAATGCTACCAAAAGTCCTAGGACTAGAACCATAAAGCAAGCTAAAGTTACCTGTTTTAGTTAATTGTCTTTCTTCAGGGGCAAAGTTTTCACCAAAGATTAGTTTAGTAGTATAGCCATGAAGATCTTCATTACTTCTGAATAATTTCTCCATTCTGTGCTCAGCTGTAATAGCGCAGATACAGCGTAATTCTAGTTGAGCATAATCTGAATAGATTAGTACTCGGTCATCTTCAGTAGAGTAACCAAAGACTTTCTTTAACTTACGTGGTATTTGTTGAAGGTTTTGATCTTTAGAAGCTAAACGACCTGACCTAGTACTAGGTAAGAACTTACCATAAATTCTACCATCTGCACTAGTATGATCGAATTTAGATAAAAAACTATTTTGCTTAATAGTCTTTCTAGTCTCTTGCACAGCTCCAGCTCTCTCATTACCTTGTAGCTTTAGTTTAATGAGTGCTAAATCGTCAGATTCATCATGATCTATGTAAGGTCTAACTTGCTTCCAACTGTTACTATTAATTGGTAGATCTATCTCAGCTATCCTAGCTAGATTCTCTTTATATGCTTTTTGTAACTCACCTTGATCTACGGGCATTCCGTTATTCTGGAAATTTAGACAATGCTTTAAGGTGTGTATATCAAGCTTATAGCTATAAGTTTCTTCTTGCTCTGATACCTGTGAGTACACAGCAGGTAAATAAAATACATCTGTTGCTGCATAAAGTAATTGATCTTCAGATAGCTCGCCAGACCAATTAGACTTTTGTAGTACTGTCTTATTCAGGTCTTGTACTTCATAAGGATCATAGCCTAGACAATAGGTCATTACTTTATCTAGTGAAAACTTTTCTTTAGTGTAATAATGTAGTCGAGCTAAATAAAAGGTGTCTTCAATAGATGAAGGACAATAGTAAACTTTACCTAGTTGATCTTGTAGTGTACTAATATCATAACTTGCGTTGTGCATAACTATAGTAGTATTACCTAGAATAGTTACTAGATCAAAAGGGTTAGGTTTACGTACTAATAGCACTTCATCCCAGCAAGGTTGAAAGAATTGCGCTAATTCGATAGTTCCATATAGCCCATCAGTTTCAGTATCGAAATATAGCTCTTCTATTGAATTGAGTTGTTTGAATACTTCTTGCAGTGTTACTATTTTATAAGGTACTTTTATCATTAAGCCCTCCTTAGTTAAATCTCCACTACCCTAAACTAACTAGGATAGTGGAGTATAGAGGACTACAACTTAGGTTTAGCAGAGTTGTCTTGCATAGATTGGTCAGCGAATTGTTCTGTAGAATCATCAAATCCTTCAAAACCATCTTCTTCCTGAGCCTCAAAAGTATCACCATCTTTGTACTCTTCAAATTTAGTAATTTGAATAGAGTTCAAATAAAGTGTGACACCAGCGTCAAGGACTTTACCTTTTTGTTTATTCTCGTAGACACCCATTGCACCACCAATAATACCAATAGAACCATTACCGATCTTGCGACCGCCTAGGCTAATTTGATTACCTTTAGCGTTATGGATATTGATAACTTTGGGTTTACCATCAGAATATTCAACACCTGTTTTGAATGCGAAACTAACACGACCAGTTTCAATATCCCATTCATCAGTCTCAGGGTTCTTTTCTACTTCAGGGTAATAACCCATAGACTTTGGTGCTTTCTTAAACCCGGCAGGTTTATTCTCTTCCCAAAAAGCTTCTAACGTAGCAATGAGATCTGCTGCGACTTCTGATGTTACAACTACATTTGCTACATACTGTAGTTTACCACTCATATTCTCCTTGCCTTCACCTTCATAGGTTACCCATTGAAGGTCACCTTTAGGAGAATGAAATTTTACTGCTGTTGACATAATGTTTCCTTTATATTTTCTTTAATGGTAGCATATATCGTCATACTACAGAACGTTTGGAGGGTTACTCCGAAACTTGAACATCTATTATATATAATTGATTAACCGTTGTACAATTAGAATCTTTTATATATTCCTAATAATTACTTATCGTTAGCTGCTTCCTTAGCTATTTCTTCAGGAGGGGCTAAGCGCGCTGTAAGATCCTTTTTAGTCGCGTACTTTTTGGCTACAATCATATCTACGATATCAGCTTCTTCTACTTCAAAAGCTTTAGCTAAAAGACGAATAGCTGTCACTACCTGATCCTTAAGCATGCCTTGCAGATGCTGCTGAGTTGCTAAAAGATGCCTAGCTAAGTGTAGCATAGGGACATCTTCAGGCTTATGATTAGCGTAGGCTAGTAACGTCTGCTCCCAATCTGCATTAAACTTAGGTATACCATTAGGACTCAGCTCAAACAAAGGGATGTTTTGCTGCGGTTGCTCTTGTTCCTGCTTTTCTTCACTCATGCTTACTACTCCATTAAAATTACTAGCGACCGGCTAGCACGGTAAATCATTAGTTAGTTATTACTTTATTACTTGCCCTACTGATAGCTACATACATTAGTTTAAGGTACAAGGTATAATTATGCTCTGAACATTTAGCTAAGTCTTGGGAGTCTAAAATAACTGTATCATAAGTACTACCTTGACTTTTATGCACAGTCATAGCATAAGGGAAGTCTAAACATATAACAGAATCTTTGAACGTTAAATACTCTCGCCATGCTTTTGATCTTGCTCTAGCTAATGGATGTCTTGCATTTGATCTAGCCCAAGCAGCTGGACTACAATGGAAACTTTCATCTATAATCTTATTAGTCTCTGCTGCGATATGACCTAGCTCTTCTAACTTAAGCTTATAGTCATAATGACCAAAGACATAAGCTACAGTTTGTGCTTCGTCTTCTTCATAGTTAAATACGTCAGCAAATTTAATACCTTCCATAGACACTAAGAATTCTAGTGTTCTATACTTACTATTAAATTCTAATAAACCATTCCATGGCTGTACTATATTTCGTACTTTATCAGGAGTTATGCCATTGAAGTAGCCATAAGTACTTCTTGTTGTTGGACTAAATAAGATATCTTCTGCTTCAGGTTCACATCGTTCTGCGATCGCCTCATTGAGCTCCTGAACACGTTTATTTGTATAGGCAAGTAAAACTGTATCCGTTGTCTCTCGTTCAGACCAGGCATCATATAGGTTTTGTCCACGAAGAAATGATTCAGACTCAATCAATGTAGTAGGTTCAGCAGTGCCCTCAATAAAACTAACTAATTGATTTAGCGGAATCATTAAAGGATTATCTTCCGCTTGGCGATGGACTTTAGTCAGTTTAACCCAATAAGGATCTTTAAGATGAACTACAGGTGTATCACCTACTGGTGGCAATTGATTAGGATCGCCGATATAAACTACCTTCATTAGAGGTATACCAGTATAGTTAGGATCTTGTACCGCTTGAAGATCAGCCCAGTCTTTTTCACCTACCATAGAATACTCATCTAAGAATAGAACGTTAAATACTTGAGGTTTACCTTGCTGTTTACTAAGTTGAATATCTTTAACTCTAGTGGCTTGATCATTAATAGCTGGACGCTTTCTAAGAAAACTATGTAATGTACTTATAGCAGCTTTATCAGGTAACTTATTAGCCAGAATACCACATGCTTTATGGGTAAATGCTGTAGTTAATGTAGCAATATCGTTCTCTTCGCAATATGCCACTAGCTCATGCAGACTTGTTGTTTTACCTGTGCCAGCAGAACCTGTAATATACATATCCCATGCTTTTTCGTCAGCCATAAAGGCTTCGAACATTGTTAATACTTCACTCATTATTTGTGCCTCCAAGGCATTAATAACTTCTTCCAAGCTGGTGCAGGGGCTACATTAGTTATATTATATTTAGCCCTGCACTCAGTGCAAGCACCATAAGCTAAGTCAGAACTATGTCGTCTACAAATATCACAGATTGAATAAGGCTCTATTCTTTTCTGAGCTATAAGAGATTCAGGTATATTAGGATCCATTTACTTTTTCCTTATAGTTTTTAATATCTGCTAATACTCTTTCAAAGTATAAAAGTTCAGCAGCGTACGCTTGATTCTGAGGCATTTTAGCTAAGTCTTTTGCTACTTTAGTTCTTCTTGCTGAAATAGACCTCCTGAATCCATCTACATTGCCAGCTTTGTACTCATATTGTCTAGTCAAAGTTTAACTCCTTAACTTCTGCATCTGTATAGTCAATATCGGCTTGATTCTCTTTGTGGTCTATCCAGCCCTCAACTAGCTCTATATCATCAGGATCTCGCCATTCATCAGTAATATGGTCCAGCATAGGTTGTTCCATTTTATTTCTCCTTAACTAACGGTTACGAGATCGGCTTGAGCTGTGCTACACTTAGCTACAGTCCATATATCACCGATGTTATCTTTAACACTATTGTCATCATAGATATATGCAATCGTGCGTACCTCAGAGTCTTTAGCTGCATATAGTTTACCGTTATTACTTCTTTTTGTTACTAGCAAAGTTGCCATTTTATTTCTCCATTCATATTGTTGATATGATTATCATATCAACTTAATTAAACAATGTACAATCAAAGTATTCTATCTTAGCAATAAGTTTACTCTATATCTCAGGCATGCTATTAATAGCATTTCCACTATCTGTTTCTTGATCCTCAAACTCTCGTTTAATTAACGCAGATGAAACAGTAGAAAAAATACAACGATAGTCTTTAACGCCACTCCTAGTCGTTGGTAACTTATTAATACCATATTTCTTAATAGCAATAGATAAAGACTTTTTACTTATTTGTTGATCGGGATATGCGTTAATTAACAGCTCATGTAAGCCATTTTCTGACACATCTTTAATACTATCAAAAGGATTAAAATCTGCTTCCTCGATCATATCTAGTATCGATTCAACTAATTGATGTTTTAAGCTAAATATGAGTTTATCTGCTGGCTGTAGCATTTGAGCAATTAGTCTAACCTTAGACCCAGATAAAGGAGGATTATTATACTCATCCATAGCTAATGCTTCTACTTCTGTAGCTAGATAATAAGCAAAGTCTTTAATCTCTGTCTGAAGTTTATCAATAACTAACGTCATACCACCTTCAGCTTGAATCCAATCAGCTTCTCTAAGAATATTAGGGGTCTCGATCAATAGAATACGTCTGTCATTTTCATCAATAACTAATGGATTAGTGTTAGCAGTTAAGATGAATGTTATAGCATGCTTTAAAGCATATCCATCAGCTCTCATTTGTCTTATCTGTATAACCTTCTTTCCTGTATACGATTTAATCTTGCCTAGAGCTTCTTGTTTTTGTGAGAATATCTGTAGCTGGTCGCCGTACTCATCCAATTGTGCAAAATACTTATCAATCAGCCAACCATTATGCTTTTCGATAAATTCATTAGCAGAAGGCTTAGCTATGTACTCATTCTCCTCACCTAGGATTTGCTCTAATAGTGAAACAAATGTATCTTTACCTGAACCTGATATACCTAAAAAATACAACACAACGGGACTGTATGCGAACGTGGTGAACTTTGTTTTCAAGAAGCGCAATACGTATCGTCGTTGTACTTTGTCTGGTATGAGCGTGTTTAGATAGTTTAGAATCGTTGTAGGTTCTTTATATAGGGGTTTGTATGAATCAGGGTTATTGATTATTCCTAGTGGTACTGACTGCTGAAATAAGTTGTATGCTGTCTCTTTACCTATATCATCTTCCTCAAAGAATCCTGGAGGTAGTTCTGGTCTTATCGTTGTATTAACTAAAGGCATAACTGACTTAACTTCAGCACGTTTTAATGCAACTGCACTAACTACTTCTAGGTGCTGGAATAGTTCTGCCTCTTTATTAAATTTCATGTGCTTACCAGTTAACTGGTTAGATAAGAAATAGTTCTGCTTCTTTTCGTCATAAAATACGTCAACAACTTCAGAGCGCTTAGTATGCACACGTAGACCACGAGTCTCCCAATGAGCATCATACTTCCATATACGCTCACCATTGATCTGAGCTTTGCCTTCAATCATAGGAAACACTATAGTATTGTCAAACTTGTCAGACTCCATAGGATTGTCCCACAAAGTATTGATTAGTTCCATAGCTTTAACATAGAGCTCTTCATCTATTGAGGGGTCTGAACCTAGTATAGCTGATACTTTAGACAAATATTCACTGCCACGTCCATCTGCTACTTCTTTAGGGTTCAAATAACCATTAGCTATATATTCAGTAGTGTCTCTAAAGTCTTTAGGTGTTAGAATCCTAAATATACGTGGTATAACTCTACCTTCTTGAACTAATATCTTTACAAGCGGAGCTAAATATGATGTACTAGTGTTAGTCTGATTAACTTCTTTCTGTATCGTACCTTTACCTAATGTGTATTGTATGTAAAGATTCTTAATCAAAGCTAACGTAGATGCTGGAGGTTCTTTTAACTCTGGCAAATCATCTACATTATTAATATCCCAAGCTACTTTAGACTCATTACTTTCTGTTGGTAGATACACAAATCCTTGCTCGCTAAAGAAGTCTAAGTTCAGCTCTTCATTTCTTATGCTGAAGCTAGTCTTTAAATCTATGGGCTGTTTGTATATTATCGTCCCACCTTCTTTACCTTTAGATACAAATTTAAACGTATAGTCTATATCAAGGGTATTGAACAATGTCCAAGTAGGTCCATCATCACAATCTACTGCTATAATTCCATTTATCTCGCCTGTTAACATACCTCCTATAGTAGTTACTTTTTCATTTCTATTAACTAGTGCTTTATGCTTCCAATCAGCCTCAAATATTGGCGTTGTTTTCTTTCCTGACTCCAAACGTTTTAGCTCACCTTTAAGCGGCACAGTGTTAAACCCTGCGTCAATAAAAGGTTTAATTGATTTCATTACGCCCCTCTGTATCTCCATTCTCCCAATGACCTAAGGGGAAGTAACCAACATACTTCTTTTCTACTGGTGTCTGTTGCAAGGCGTTAGCCCAATAATCAGAGGTATCCTGGTATTCAGCATTGTCTAACCAAATAGGGAATAGCGATGCTTGCATAACTGTAGCTATATCAGGTTTTTCTTGCAGTGACTGGTCATAAGCTTTAATCAGTTTAGTCAGAACTAAATGAGCTATATCAACGTCTAGGGTTTTAATAAGCCTAGTCATAGGTACTCCCATTGTCCAGCGTTTATGCAGCTCTATCATCGCTTCACGGGGCAAGAGCAGTCTACGACCTCGTGAAGACTGTACAAATGTACGTGTCATTAGTTTCTCCTTATACTATGTGAATCATTATTATATTAAATCAATCAATAAAGGTACAATATGAATGTCTTATTTTATATAGATAAATCTTATTCACTAAGCAATAAAAAACCTCTAGCAACCGAAGGGAGGTTATCACTAGAGGTTAATCAATCAGGCTTCGAGGCTGATCTATCCGTAACGTGAACTACACGTTCTTACAGAATTAACTAACTGCTGGAGCTTCAACACCCATAGCCTTAGCAGCTGCTGTAATGTTATTGTAGCCAACCTTGTCAGCTCGTGCAGCAACAACCTTACGAGCTTTCTCGATAGTCTCTTGAGCTGCTTTAATACCTTCAGGCTTAACATTACCTGCAGCTACTTCAGAAAGCAACTTGGCATTAGCGGTCTTAGCGTCACGATTCTGCTTGCCCCATGCTGCAGTACCTTCTTTGCACATATTGTTCAAGCCTGTTGCAGATGTTGCTTTCTTGCCATACTCTACCGCATTGTCACCAGTAACTGGTTCCCACTGCTTATGATAGTAACAGAAGATAGCTACGACAGTATTTTTAGCATCACGAAGAACTGTGCTAGCTGCAGAAGCGCCGCCACCAGTTTTAGCTGAGGCCATAGCAACGGCTTCTTTTAGAACAGAACTAACCTTCTTATCCTTATTAGCTTCCAACAACTCAATGATACCAACGTATGCCTTTTTAATACTCATGATTTATCCTTTAATTTAATTAATGTACACATATTTAATATGTACGTATATAATGCACCTAAAGTTGAACTATGTACAACTAGAATTACCTATGTCTGTTATAAGATTTTCTTTCCTCCCTTTTAGTCATTGAACTTAAACCATACACACATAACAATTAAAGTCGTGAGCGCAATAAAAGCTAGTACAGCTGATACAAGGTTTAACAAATCTTTAGTTTTATTCATTCCAACTCTCCTTCATCAATCTCCGTCCCATACTTCGATGCAATTACTGCCAGTGTTATTGCTCGCTCTGGTGTAGAGCTGCGAATACTCGGCGAATCACAAGATTGCAGATACACTACTGCCTCAACCCATTCGGACTCATCTAATTCATCATGAACTTCATCTATAGAATACGTGTAAGTTACATCTACATGAAATCTCTTCTGAAGATCCATCGCTTGCTGACCGTTGTGACAGGGGTCGTATTCACTAAGCCATATCTTTTTCTTTTCAATCCAATAATCAACCGCATCTACAGTGTCGTAATGATCTCCGAATTCACGCTTCTTTAACTTCCACTGTGCCTTAGCTGCAAGGCGATTGAGTTGGTCGGGTGTTAGTCTGTCTATCTCATCCACGGTGCGCATCCGCATGTCGTGCGATTATGTGGACACAGCTTTCTATTCATGCGTGAAACAATCTGTTTAGCCTTCTTGTGTCCACCAAACTGCGCATAATAAAGAACATCATCTAATGAGCTATAATCAGACTGTCTGATTGTGTAGTCTGTGTTGTGAAACTCATTATGTACTTTGATCATCATTCTATTCCCTTGCTTTCTAATACAATATAATCATTCTTTTTATCATCCCATTTTGAAAACAAAACGCCATAGCCATTGTTTTCATTGCTCCACATATCTAACCCAATTGACGCGCGTTTAAACATTGAGTTGGCTTTGTTTCTATTCTCTCCAATATACAAGATTGAATTCATGCCACATGGGACTATTAAACTATCGTTTCTGTCTACTCTATAATTATTCATTGTTCTATCCCCTTTATCCAAAACACTGCAAAACAGCGCTATCGCCGCAACTAGAAAATACACAACCAATCGCACTTGTATTGGTAACAGTCATCACGCCATCATATCGGCCGCTTTCAGCCCGCGTGAACGAATCCAAATTCCAATACTCTCCATCCTTTGCTATCAAAAAAGCAAGCTCTTCCGCGTTGTCGTCGTCCCTCCACTCAGCGGCCTGATCCGCTTCACTAAGATCGAAAAAGCTACCAACCGCTACTCTTTTATGCCAGTGTTTCATGATTTAACCTCTTTTACGTTTTCGATTGTAACGGTGCCATAATATGTACCGATTAATGCGCTAACTTTTTTCCCATCATAGTTAGTGATTGAGTACCCTAGCATGGAGTCGATAGCTGTATGAGCTGTGCACCCGTCGAAGCGTACAATATAGCGAGGGTTACTATTACGCCCATTATTATTCGACCGACCTATGACTTCCAGTTTTCCGGTGTGCTTAGTTACGTTCTTCATTGTTCTATCCCTTTATAGTTATTGAGTTTACCTGAACATTGCAGCGAGTGGGTAATGCAGCGAGATACGCACGTCATCGTCGAAT